CTATGACGTGCGTGTCGGTCTCGGTATGGCTGGTGGTTGATTCTGCCGCCAAGAAACCAAGGCGAGGGGGTGCGGCGGCGATAGCCCTGCATCCCCTTATTTGCATTGTACATTGTCAGCAACACAAAAACCTTTGTAAGATATGAACAAATTGGAGCAAGCACACGACACGATAAGATTTGTCCGGCAGCAGACGGACGAGTGCATTGTGTTCAACTCCTGCGGCAAGGACAGCCTCGTCACCCTCGACCTCGTGGCACCCTACTTCAAGAGGGTGGTGTGCGTGTTTATGTACTTCGTGCCTGGGCTTGAGCATATCGAGCGTTTCCTCCAGTCGTCGCTCCTGCGGTACCGCAATGTCGAGGTGATCCAGATGGAGCATTGGAACCTCTCGTATGTGAGGCGCGGCGGAATGTACTGCGTCGCCAACCCGAAGCAGAAGCTGCTGAAGCTGCGCAATGTCGTAGACCAGGCGCGTGAGCAGACGGGCATCAACCCCGTGTTCCTCGGTATGAAGAAAGCCGACAGTATGAACCGCCGCCTTATGCTGAACACCTACGAGGAGGCGCACTACACCAACGCAGGGCTTGCGTACCCCCTCGCCACGTGGACGCAGAAAGAGGTTCTCGCCTATATGCAGCAGAAGCGTCTGCCTATGCCCGTGCGATACGGAAAGAACGCCAGCAACGGCATCGGCTTCAATATCGACTGCTTTCTGTGGATGGAGAAAAACGCCCCTGCCGACCTTCAGCGTATGTACGAGGCGTTCCCCCTCTCGCAGCGCATCCTCTTCGAGTATCATTACAACAACCCCGAAATCCCATTGAACGAACAACAATAAAACACCAAGTAAGATGAGCAAGAAAAAGCCAACCGACGGAGAAACACCCGCAGCAGTTCTGTCGAAATACTTCAAGGCTGTGAATATGGAGCTGCGACGCAGTCAGATACGTTTTGCCGACTACAATCCCCGTGTCATCGAGGAGGAAGAGCTTAAGAACCTGCGAAAGGGCATCAAGAAGTTCGGTCTCGTAGGAGGCATTATCGTGAACAAACACGATGACTACTACACACTTGTGCAGGGACACCAGCGTATCACCGTAATGGACGGCCTGCAAAAATACAACCCAGAGACCCACGAAAACGACTACCTCATCCGTGCCGATGTCGTCGAGGTGGATGACACTTCGGAGATGGAGCTGAATGTCCTGCTCAACAACCCCAACGCACAAGGCAAGTGGGACTATGACAGACTGAAAGCCATTATTCCGAAAATCAATGCAGCCAATGCCGGACTTTCGAGTGCCGACCTCTCTATGATGGGGATAGGGCTGGAGCAGAACCTCGCGGCCATCAAGTCCACCGCCGTGCCTACCATCACTTCGGCGATGACGAGCGGACTGGGTACAATCCCTTCCGCTGACGGCGAAAAGACGGGCGGCAAGGACACGCAGGGCGGCGAGCAGCCCCTTTTGACTGGCGATGGTACAGAAGTGTCCGAAGAGGCTGCGGAAGCCACGAGACAGGCGAAAATCCAACATATGAAGGATGTGAAAGCCCAGGCAAACGAGCAGGCTGCGGAGAAAGCCGAACAAGCTGCCGCCTACCTGATGCTCTCTTTCGACAATATGGACAATATGCAGGACTTCCTCGCACGTTTCAACCTGCCCGAACACACGCAGATTGTCAAGGGCGAGGAGCTGCTCTCTATGCTGGAGGAACAGGAATAGACAACCATTAAACAACGCCACCTATGAAGAAATACAAGAAACCGACAACGAAGAGGTTCCGTGAGGCTCTCGAAGCCACTGGGGGCAATCTCACGGAGACGGCAAAGGTGCTGGGTGTTAAGCGTGGCACTATATGGCTGTGGGCGAAAGACGACGAGGAATTTGCGGAGGCAATCGAAGAGACGCGCAAGCAGTTCCTTGACAGCTGCATCGCCACATCGCGCCTTGTGGCTCTCGGAAAGCCCATCGTCAACGAGAAGGGCGAGTTCGAGGGCTGGCAGGTTCCGCCCGACTCGAATATGCTCCGCTACCTTATGGGTACGCTCGGACGGGACGAGGGCTTCGGCGAGGCCATAACGCTCAAGCACACCGCAGAAGAGGGCGTGGACATTTCACGCTGGATTGAGAAGGAAATCGAGGAAAAGCAGAAAGCCAGCCGCGAGGAGCAATGATTTACACCCACCCCGTATATTATCCGCTGTACCAGGACACCGAAAAACCTATCATCCTCGTAACGGGAGGTCGCGGCTCCGGCAAGTCCTTCGGCTGCTCCACGTTCATCGAGCGGCTCACTTTCGAGATGCGGCACAGGCTGAACAACAGCGGCGAGAGGGAGAAACTGGTTCACAACGTGCTTTTCTCGCGCTACACTATGACATCGGCCGAGGTGTCCGTCATCCCCGAATTTCTTGAAAAGGTCGAGGCTGACGGCACAAGCCAGTTCTTCCACGCCACCAAACAGGACGTTGTGAATCTCAAGACTGGTGCCAAGGTTATGTTCCGAGGCATCAAGACCAGCAGCGGCAACCAGACGGCGAAGCTCAAGTCCATCCACGGCATCACCACATTCGTCTGCGACGAGGCGGAGGAATGGACGAGCGAGAAGGAGTTCTCCACCATTATGTACTCTATCCGCCAGAAGGGAATACAGAACCGCATCATCATCATAATGAACCCGACGGACAAGTATCACTTCGTCTACAAGAAATACATAGAGAACACCCACCGCATCGAGTATTTTGACGGAGTTCCCGTCCAAATCTCCACCCATCCCAACGTCCTGCACATCCACACCACCTACCTCGACAACCTCGACAACCTCTCGGAGGAGTTCATCAACAATGCAGAGTATGCGAAGCAGTTCCACCCCGAAGAGTACGCCCACACGTTTATGGGCCACTGGACTGACGAGGTGGAGGGTGTCGTGTTCGACAACTGGGACATCGTGGACGAGTTCCCCGAAAACTGCAAGCACCAGGCGGCAGGTCTCGACTTCGGCTTCACCAACGACCCTACCGCCGGAGTGCGCTGCGGAGTGATAGGCGACGACCTCTATGTCGATGAGCTATTCTACCGCACAAGGATGCTTTCCTCCGACATATCTGCAGAGCTGCACAAGACCCTGCCCCAGGGCTTGGAGATTATGGCGGACAGTGCCGACCCGCGACTCATTCAGGAGATTGCCAACACTGGCTTGTTCATATACGCCGTGCAGAAAGGAAACGGCTCGATAGAGGCCGGAATTGACAAGCTCAAGACGATGCGCATCCACGTCACGCGCAGATCTAAAAACCTCATCACGGAGTTTAGGAACTACACGTGGGCGAAAGACAAGGACGGAAACTACATCAACAAGCCCATCGACGCATTCAATCACGGAATAGATGCCGTCCGCTATTACGCTCTGGGTAAGCTGCTGGGCTTCATCCTGCGCACAACACCCATAAGCGCGGACGATATGCCATAACGTAAGAGTATCTTTATTTATATACTTTCACGCCCCCACTTGAGGGCGTTTTTTGTGTCTGTAGTGTCTCATTTTTTGAAATCAGACGCAAAATAATTGTATTTTTGCGCTCAATTATTAAGCGCACGAAAAATTTTTTGATTTTTTTTTTCACTTTCAAATTATGCTTAAACTTAATGATTTATGTAGTAAAATTTATTTTACACAAAATTATTTTTCAAAAAAATTTTGTCAGTATTAAATAAAGTTGTATCTTTGCATCGAAAAATTAAACGAAACAATAATAACAATTAAATCACAACAAAGATGAATACAAAACTGAACAGCAAAGAGACCCTGCGCGAGATTATGACAATGGCGTGGGCT